TCTTTAACGGCGTTTATTACGGCGGTGATTTATACAAAGCCCAGGGGTACCTCGCAGCCCTTGAAGGCGAAGAGATGGCAGCAAAAGACGCCGCATACGCTTCACTACGTTCCGCTTCGGAGGCGGTGGTGGATGCAGTTGAGAAGTACAACAGGATGGTGCCCCCTGGATTTGGGATTCAGTGTGCAGAGAAGGAACTTAGAGCTTTCCGCAAAGCGGTGGGAGAGAAGGGACGATGACCGATGGCTGGCGAACGATTGATCCTGTGCAGAGGCACGTTATTCGAATCGTTGGGCGAATGTTGCGTCACTATGGGACTCGCATCACTCGATTAGAAGGCATCGTCAATAAATTGAACAAGCTGTATATGCGTGACTACAACACAAGGTATGTGCGGCGAAGGAGACGAACAAAATGAAACGATTCAAGAAAAAGGATTGGCCTGTTCGATACGACATAGGCACCCGTCGTCACAACGGAAAGTTTATTGGCTGGTCCGTTTGGAAAGTTCACCCAGGCTGTACGGATTCATGTTGTCCCGTCACTGTAGCGGAGTTTTATGGAAAAGGTGCGAAGGCAGCAGCACGATACTACGCAGATCGTTATTTAGGTCCAAGATGACCCCATCCGAAGGCGAAGGAGCAAAGCGACGATGAACGCGATTAAAGCCAGACAGATCGTAGCCGAATGGAACAAATGGACAGCAGGATCGGAAGACGATCGACCACCGAAACAATCTTACGAAGATCACATCTTTGCTGAAGGCTATCTCAAATGCCTTGAAGGCGAAGAGGTGGCAGCAAAAGACGCCGCATACGCTTCTCTTCGTTCCGCTTCGGATGCGTTGGTGGAAGCAATCGAAAATGGTTGCCCGCATTTCTGTCACCCATTAGGCGAGTGCCCATATGAGCTGCGTTTCGATCCTCTTATTAAAGAGTTCCGCAAAGCGGTGGGAGAGAAGGGACGATGATTTTTAACCCCGAAGAATGGAATGAGTATGGAAGAAAGCATCCGTGCCAGAGGCCACCAGGACGTGACCCTTGCCGGCGTCATGAGCACTGTTGGCATCTATGGGCACACACAGAGCATCCAGCCGGATGCAATATAAGCCGATGCTGTAGGTGTCGTCAGCGCGTCGGACAGTTTGAAAATGAGGAATGCGTATTAAGAACCGCACAAGTCACCCCATCCGAAGGCGAAGGAGCAAAGCGACGATGAAAGAACTTCTACTTACAAACGTGATCATGTTTGGGGTTTTAACGGCACTGTGGAAACAAGGAACGTGGCCCAACGCTTTAATCAAGATCATGCTGTTGTTCGCAACGCTGACGAATCTGGCTTTTCTGGTGAAGCCATGACCGAAGGAGTGAACGAAGTGAACACGCCCACACCAGAGAAGGGGAGCAAACGGCCACGATGCGATTGCTCCAAGCATTTCCAGCAGGTCTGTGACATTTGCCAAGGAGTGGGGAGCAGCGACGCAAAGATCATTAAACTTCTAGAAGCGATTCTTGCGCGTCTTGAAAGTATCGATGAGGGCCTAAGCTATGACCGCCGATGAGAGGAGCGAAGCGCAGCGGACCAACGAGCCAACGAACAATAGGGAGGAGCTGAATCTGTGCCCATTCTGTGGATCTGAGGCTGTAAGCACTGCGGGGCGGGCGTGGTGCGGTGGATTTAAAGGTGAGTGCGACATTATAGTAACCCTGGATAATGATTCAGAGAACAGCGTACCGATCGACTTGTGGAACTCTGCCTACTGCTGGAAGATCATCGAATCCCAGAAGGCCGAGATAGAGAGACTGAAAAAGAGACAGCACCACTCCGACCTAAATTACGATGCGCTCGAACGGATCATTGAGAAAAGAGACGAAACCATTAAGCGCCTGGAAGCGGAGAACAAAGAGCTTATCGATCAGATCAGCAAGAACGATGAGTTTTGGCTTAGTCAATTCGCCGTTGAACGGAAGCAGCTCAAGGCCGCGCTGAAGGAAAAGACCGAGTACGCCCAGAAACTGGAAAACCTGTCGATTACTCAAAACAGCGTACTTGTGGCTTGGGGGAACGTGTCTCATCTAGATCCATTCAATCGCGAAAGTGATTTGAAAACTTGGGAGCATTTGCGAGGCATCGTCTTAGAAAGGTTCCAAGCGTTGCTCGAACCCATCTCTCACACCTCCCCATCAACTGTAACAGATGGCACGGAAGGGAAAGAGGAGAGCAAGGGATGTAAGCACGAGTCAACCTGGTTTGATCGGACCATTGCTCCAAGGAGAAACGGGCGAGATGGCATGGCAGACATCTGTAACGATTGCGGAGAAGAAGTATGAAAACGTATCAGGCGCACCTAACTTACGACCGCAAAGCTAATGCGTGGTATGTTGCCCTTCCTCTGAAACGCAAGAAAACAAGGACTGTCCGAACGTTAACCTCTAATAACCAGATCAATTGGGACCTGGATCAGAAAGGAAATGTCGTCGGTATTGAGATATTGGAATCCTTGTGGTTGGAGAGCGGAGCAAAGGGGGAAGGGTATGTTCAGCCTTAAAGAGAAGCAGTTAATTGCAGACAAGATCGAGGGGCTTCTTTTAAGTCTCGATCATCCTGAGATGCCAAAGGATAAGCCCAAGTTCAAACTATATGTGGCAGGGAAAGAGGCGTGGTCGTGGGCAGAAATAAAGCCGAACTGGGCTTTTACGCCTGAAAATCCACCAGAGATCAATCCGTGGAATGAGATTGCGCGCGACCTTATGGAAAAGACGACAGACGGAGGAGGGAAGTAACCATGGAAATCGTACTTCTTAAAGTCTTTTTGATTGTTCTGTGCTGGGTTCTTACCTGGGTGATGATAGACCACTTGCCAAAGATACGAGCCATTGGAGCGGCCATCCTTAAGGTCATCGCAACGCTGGGCGCCATCTTCTTTATCTGGAAAGAGATCGAGAAGCTCTGAGGGATGTTTAAGCAACACTTCAGATCAAGCAAAAGCCTTAAGCCCGAAAGCGTCTGCCTTTGTTCTGACTCGTATATCGCACACTGGACGCCGACCCGTTCGTGTGTCGCCCCCGGATGCGGGTGTACGGGATTCAAGTCCCAGAACAAACACAACGCACGGATCACGCCTTGCGGGGACCACTCTCACCGATCAGGACTTGAGGCCCGGGTTTGCGCTGACCTTCATATCCTTAAGAAGGTCGGGGAGATCACAGATATCAAGCGCGAGCCCAGGACAAAGCTGTATCTTGACGGGGTTTATATTACGGCGATCCGGCCGGACTTCTACGTGACCTACGCGGACGGAACCCATGAATACGTGGAAGCTAAGGGCCAGGAACTCGGGAACTGGAAGCGTAACTGGAAGATACTCCAAAAGATGCACGCTGGCGACCCTTCCATCAAGTTCAGGGTGGTCAAGTGACGGAGCGAAGAACAGACCGCCAGATGCGGAAGCTCGTGGACGCTTACCTCATCTTAGGGATCATGATCAGAAGCAAGGAAAGGCAGCCCAAACGGATCAGGTTTATTCTCAAAGAGAAGTACCAACTCGACAGATCAGTTTGGACCATTCGGGCCAGGATTCGGAATATAATGCGGGCGATCTAAATGGTTTTGGGAAGTGCGCTCGAAGCCGACATAAAATAGAGATGGCCAACCGTTGGAGTGGTCGAATAGAAGACATCATATCCATCAGGTTCGATGGGATTACCCACCGTTCCCAAGATCGTTAAAGCGAGCGCAAGGGCCTCATTAGTTTTCATTTGCGACCTTTTCCAGGAAGAGGAACTCTTTCAACCACCGTCTTTTCTGGATTACGTCGGGCCTTCTCCACAGGTATGAACTGACCCGTTTTTGCATCTCTTCCCTTTAGGCTTGTTTCAGGTTTCTTGGACTTCGACATATAACACCCCGCGATATGTATTTTTAAGCGCGTGGATTATACCTCGAAATCAACGTTTCCCTCGGAGAAACCGCAACACTTTACCCCTACCACTTAAAAGCAATCATCACTTAGAATAAAGATACGCGGGTGCGCAGCCATGGAGGACCATTGGCTCGGACCCGTATTTTTTTTGACCATCGAGTGAGCTGTACACCCGCAGCTTCAGGCCCCATATGTTCAGTCCCGCGACTGGCAGATGGGGCCTCTTTTTTATTCCAACAATCTGAGAGCGGAAAGTAAGTGGACGTCACCGTTCAGATTGTCGAGCGTAACGGTCGATGGGACTTGAAGGTGGGAGACAACACATTCCATTTCTGGGGTGCCCAGCAGTTGCGAGATTTTGCGACCACCGTTAAGGCCAATGAGCAGGTGGAGTACGATCCCATTAACGATCCGAAGTATCGGGTCAAGTACCTGCCATTCATCACAAAATGTTTACGCCGAGCTATTAAGAAGCAACTTGAAACACGGACCCCCGCGCAAATCGTTAGTTACCTTTCTACGCCTCGCACCTTACGGCTCACCGACGTCGGCATCACAGTCGAGGAAATCTGATGGCGAACAAATGGGCACTTGGACAGTTTGCGGTAGGGAACGACACCGGGGCAGCCTTTTCTTTCTCCGTTGACTCTTCTTTGGTGTATGGAACCTCTGGTGACTCGTTTGGCATCGAACACGTTTGTATTGAAGAACTCGACAACGACACCCTCCTCGCACACGTTTATTGCACTGCCATTACAGGCACACCAGATTCTATGGTGGCTTACATCTATCTACCTGCGGGGGCCTCGGGAGACGACATTGACCGACCAGACATCACTTCACCATCTGCTCAGTACACGAGTGACACGGTTGACTTCTCGGGCGGAGTTGGATGGAAAACGTTCACTTTCACCGGAGTAACGTGGCCCCAAGGAAAAACTATCTGGATTATCATCGCCAATACACACGCAACCCCTGCATCAAACTATCCGGATATTCAGCTTCGCGGCGGACTCGATGGGTTTCTCGGACTAACCTCAGGTTCTGGAAACCCCAGTCGATCGCACAATTGTTGGCAAAATAGCTCTGGTTGGACTGCCGACGGATCAGCACAAGCGGGGTCGGTCGGTGCTTACGTAATTGAGTACCCCTCAGGGAATTCCTATGGAAATCCGTGGGTGGTAAATTCAGCAGGGCACGCCAGCAACACGAACTATCGCGGCAACCGAATCACACCAACCGAAGACATAGCGATTCGCGGATTGTGGATGGCCCCCGATTCGAATATGGGATCAGTTCACGTAGTTCAAGACTCGACGGACCATTTAAACCTGACGATTTCTACAGATTGGAACGCAGCGCAGAGGGGCGGCGGGGCAAGGTTTTCTCCAATAACACTAACCGGCGGATTGGCGTACGACTTACTCTTTAAGCCGGGAGCCAACGACACAATGGGCGCGTTCTACACAATGGGAACGGGCGCTACGGCTGGCGTCAAAAATGCCGGTGGAGCCTTACGGTTGGTCGATGGAGCAACTCTAGATTCACTGGCCTACAACGACGAACAGTATTTCGCCATGTGGGCGGAATTTGACGACAACCCAGAAATAGCCGCGGGAGGCGGAGGCGATCCGTTTCCATCTCAGGGGATACAAAATCTTGATTCGGGTTTAGCGGCATGAGAATACCAAGCGGCGTAACGGATCAATATTTATACTTCGTCGCCCTTGATGCGACTGACCTGAAGACCCGGGAAACAGGTTTAAGTTCATTCACTGTTTACCGTTCCCGGAACGGTGGCGCTGCAGCCGCCTACACTACTCCTACCATCAACGAGACAGATTCATCCAACATGCCAGGGGTCTACGAGCTCCTTCTGGACGAAGACATGACCCTGGATGCTGGTGACCAATCCCAGGAAGTGGTTCTTCATATTACCCACGCGGGGATGGCGCCCGTTACCCGGACTTTTGAGCTTTATAGGCCGTCCGTAACCCCAGGGGAAACGCTTACCGTTTCAAGTGGTACGGGAAATGCCGCCATTCAGTCAGTGGCGAACAACGCGATCACAGCGGCTTCCATTGCGGCGGACGTTACGACGGAATTACAGAGCGGCCTTGCGACCGCGGCGGCTCTGGCAACCGTCGATACGGTCGTCGATGCTATCCAAGCGAAAACAGACAACCTCCCATCTGACCCAGCAGACGCCTCAGTCGTAGCAGGTCTTATTTCCACTGTGGAAGGAAAGATAGACACCATCGATACGAACGTGGACGCGATCCTGGTAGATACAGGAACCACCCTTCAGGCGGAACTTGACGGGATACAGGCCGACACCGAAGACATCCAAGCCAAGATTGGGACCCCGGCAGGAGCTTCAATTGCAGCGGATATTGCAGCCATTGACGCGGGTGGAGGAGCAACGGCGGAAGAGATTGCGGAGGCGGTATGGGAAGAGCCCATCGGGGACCATTCAGGTGTTTCTGGAAGCACTGCGGAGGCATTAAACGCAGCAGGTGCATCCGGAGACCCTTGGGCCACGCAATTACCCGGAGCTTACGGTTCAGGATCAGCCGGTAAGATCATTGGGGACAACATCAACGCGACCATTTCATCCCGGGCAAGCCAATCCAGCGTGGATGATCTCCCGACCAATGCGGAACTTGCAACATCCCAGGCAGCATCGGATGACGCAACGCTCGCAGCGATCGCAGCCCTTAACAACCTATCAGCGGCCCAGGTAAATGCCGAAGTGGATTCTGCCCTATCCGATTACGATGGCCCGACCCGCGCAGAGCTAACGTCCGACAAAGACGAAATCATCACCCAGGTAAACACCAACGAAACCAAGATCGACGCTCTCAGTATCCCAACGGCGAACGAAAACGCCGACGCCCTTTTGGACCGCGCTAGCGCAATCGAAACCAACTGGACAGTGCGCAAGGTCTTGCGGGTCCTTTTCTCAGCCCTTGGCGGGAAGCTCTCTGGCGCCGCTACCTCCACAGTCACGGTAAGAGACATTCCCGACACGAAAGCGCGAATCACGGCCACGGTAGACGAAGACGGAAACCGTACAGCCGTCACTCTGGATGGCGATTAAACATGTTCGCGGCCCGATACTTCGCAAACAGCTACTTCGCTCCCCGATACTTTCCAAAACTGGGAGCGGAGATTGTCATTGCTTCATCAGACCTCTATTCAGTCGCCATGCAAGTGACCCGTTCAATATCTCAAACGCTTTACATTGACCGCTCGAAAGAAAGAACCGCGCAGATCAAACGAACCGAATCAATCACAGGTGAACGGTAATGGCCGCCAACGAAATCCACAAGGGAGACATAGGTACAGTCTTCGAAGTTACCGTCAAAGACGGGGACACGGTTGTGGACGTTTCCTCAGCCTCAACAGAAGGCTCAAAGAAGATCAGGTTCTCGAAACCCGGAGGGACGGTAGTAGAGGAGACGGCCACGTTCTCATCCAATGGAACGGACGGAAAGATCAGATACGTCACCATTGCCGATGACTTGGACACGGCGGGGGTTTGGAAGTGGCAAGCCTACGTAGTCCTATCCTCCGGCACTTGGAACTCAGACGTTAAAGAGTTTACGGTTCACCCTAATTTGGAGGTGTCAGCTTGAAAGAGTGGATAAGACACCACATTGTCAAACTCTCGATCGCAATCATCGGGAAGTACGGTAGGGCAGAACTGGAACGTGTGGTAACGATAAGAGCGGAAGAGATGGCCCCAGAACTTGCCATCGCCATGGTTCAACGCATTCTCAAGAACGAAGGATTCTCACACTGCACCTACTGTGTACGCCGCTTCCCACTTAAGAAGGTCAACGGGCACATGGTCTGTCCTGACCATATCCAAGTCGCCAGCAACCAGGAACCGACTCTTAACGGAGCGTATCCACGATGAGCGCCAATGAACCTGCGAACAGGACGAAATCAGGAAAGGGCAAAGAGGCTACCCAGTTTAAACCGGGGCAGTCAGGGAACCCCAACGGTAGACCCAAGAATCCCTTTGGAGAGCTGATCCGTGCGAAAACTAACAACGGAGAAGAGATCGTTGACAAAGCACTCTCGGTCCTCCGCACCTCAAGAAAGAACGCAGAAATCCTTCACGCCGCGGAATGGCTCAGGGATACAGGATGGCACAAACCAATCCAGGGAGTCCGGGCAGTTGATGACGAAGGGAACGATATCCCCATGGTCCTCTTCGTCCCCTCGACAGGCCAGAAGGGTGGAAGTAAGTAATGTTTTTGAAAGGAACTACTTCGCCAACGTCCCCTATCTCATCAATCAGGGTGGAGCTCGATCAACCAAGAGTTGGTCAATCGGACAACTCCTCATCCAAAGGTTCTGGAACGACAAGAACCGGAAAATCATCATCTCTCGCAAAACGGGACCGGCGCTCTACCTCTCGGCCTACAAACTCATCCTCGACCTACTCAAGGACTACGGCTACTACAAATTCGTCGAACATGACCGGACCTACAAAACGATTACCAACCCGTTCAATAACAGCTTTATCGCCTTCCTCTCAGTCGATGACCCCGAAAAGATCAAGTCAACGGAATGGACAGACGCGTGGCTCGAAGAAGCAACAGAGTTTACGTGGGAAGACTTCATCATCTTTCAAACCCGTATGTCTGGCCCACAAGTCCCTGGCCGGCCGAATCAGATCATCCTCAGTTTCAACCCGACGGACGAGCAAGGGTGGATCAACCAAAAGCTTGTCCTCTCTCCGGCGTTTACTGGAAAGGTGGAGGTTATCCGTTCAACGTACCGCGACAATCCCTTCCTATCCAAAGACTACATCGACATCCTTGAGGGCCTCAGAGCACAAGATGAGAACGCAGCTCGCGTCTTTGCTGACGGTGAATATGGACGGCTTACCAGTGTTATCTATCCCCCGTTCTTATTGCTTAACGAGTACCCAGAATCCATGGATGAGGTCATTTACGGTCTCGATTTCGGGTTCAACGTTCCGACGGCTCTCCTCCGCATTGGGACTAAAGAAGAGACCAGCCACTACCTCACCGAGAAGATTTACCAGACCGGCCTCACCAACTCGGCCCTTATCCAAGTCCTTGAAGAAGTCATTCCCAAGGAAGAGCGCAGCTGTCCCATCTACGCCGACGCAGCTGAGCCGGACAGGATCGAAGAGATCAGCCGGGCAGGATTCAACATTCATCCCGCAGACAAAGAGGTCAAGATCGGGATCGACTTCTGTAAGCGTCAACGCTTTTACACCATGGCTTCGAACATCAACCTCAACAAAGAACGAGCCGCTTACAAGTGGCGACAGGACAAGAATGGAAACGTCCTGGACGAACCTGTGAAGTTTATGGACCACCTAATGGACGCCAAACGATACGCAATCTACACGCACCACAAACTCAGACAGAACCAACCGGGAATATGGGTGATCGAATGAACTTGATGCAAAAGATATTCGGGGCGCGAGAGAAGGCGATCACGGGGACCTGGAACCCGATAATCGGGACCGGCACCAACTCATTCGGGCCAACACCTCGGCCATCGATCCACAACATGGGCGACTACTTAGGGCGATTCGCGGACCAGGCGTGGCTCTACGCTTGCATTCGGGTCATTCAGACCAAGGGCGCCGGAGTGCCGCTTAAGGTTTACAGGTGGGACGCTAAGACGCGCAAGGCCGTGGAAGTGGCAGATCATCCGCTTCAGATCCTACTCGACAAGCCAAACCCCATCATGAGCGGCAACGATCTACGTGAAGCCACCCTCGGCTTCTATGACCTATCCGGGAACGCTTACTGGCTGCAAAACAGGATTGTTGATGGAAAGCCTTTAGAACTATGGCCCCTTAACCCTTCACGCATTGAGATTAAAGCCGACCCCGTTAAATACATCACCGCATATGACTATAGGGTCAACGGGAAGGTTGTTAAGACATTCAAGCCGGAAGAGGTGGACCACTTTAAAACCTGGAACCCTTTGGACGACTTCTATGGGCTGTCCCCAATCGCTGCGGCCCGTGATGCTTCGGACACCATGATGTTTGCTGATCGTTATAACCGCGCCTTCTTTGAGAACTCAGCTGAGCCGGGCGGGGTGCTTACGTCCGATGCCAATGTAAGCGAAGAGAACGCCAAAAGGATGCTCTCCATATGGGAAAGCGTCCACCGTTCCGTCCGTAAGGCTTTCAAAACGGCTTTCCTGAGCAATGGAGTGAAGTACCAGCAGATTTCATCCAGCCACCGAGACATGATGTTTCCAGAACTGAAGAAGATGACCCGCCAGGACGTTCTCACCGTGTTCAATATCCCGCCCATTATGGTTGGTATCGATGAGGAGGCCAGCTACAACAACGCCACCATTCAAGAGCGGATATTCTGGAAGAACTGCATGATCCCGCGCTTACAGAAGATCGATAGCGTGATCAACGCACGGTTGGCTCCGAAGTATGGCCCAGACATCTACGTGGCCCACGATTTGGCGGGGATCGAAGCACTTCAGGAAGACGAGAAGATGAGAGCCGAGACGGAAGCAATTCATACCCAGGCTGGAATCAGAACCATCAACGAAGTCAGAACCGAGCGGAACCTTGACCCCGTAGCATGGGGCGACACCTGGAACGCGCCGACCAGCGTCATGCCTATCGAACAGCCCCGCGTTACGTTTGGAGGATTACCACCCGCCCCTCCTCCGACAGATGAACCAGAAGATGATGAACAGGAAGAGGAATCAAACGAGGATGAGGATAAGTCTTTCGCACCAATCGAAAAGGAATCCGTCACAGGCACAAGTGGAGAATCGGGGTTCCTTCCTATCAAAACACTCGAAGTGAGAGATGAAGACCCTGGAAAGATTCGACGGGACAATGTTTGGGCACGTTTCAAAACCAATACCGAATCCATTGAACGCCGATGGATTGTTGGCCTACGGAAACTCTTCTCAGGTCAAGAACGCGAAGTGATCAACAACGTCCAGAACCAATGGGAGAAGACCTATAAGCAGCTAAACCTAAACCAATTCCAGGGCATACAGACCAAGCTGGCGGTATTCCTGTTTGACCGTGGTGCCTGGCGCAAGGTGTTTCAGAAGGATGGCCGAGCACTCCTCACCTTGGCTTTCAAGGAAGCGTTTGAGGACCAGGCGAAAGAGAACAACCTCGACGTGGACTTTGACCTGAACAACCCGCGCGTTACCACTTGGATACAGAACAAAGCCTTTAAGTTTGCCGATGAGATCAACCAAACGACCGAGGACGCGCTTAGAACCCAGCTTGAAGAGGCGATCAAGGCCGGTGAGTCCATATCAGACGTTGAGAAGCGGATCGAACAGGTTTTCGACATAGCCCGAGGTGCGCGTAGCGAAATGATCGCACGGACTGAGGTCATATCTGCCTCAAACAAGGGTGCCGTTGAAGCCTATGAAGAGTCCGGCGTGGTTGAAGCTCTTGAGTGGATATCAAGCCGGGACAATGAAGTAAGAAAAAGTCACCAGATTGATGGAGATGAAACACCTATAGGAGTCCGTTTTAAAAACGGCCTTTTCTACCCAGGTGATCCAGATGGTCCAGCTGATGAAGTGATCAATTGCCGTTGCACAACTGCGCCGGTCATAAGGAGAGACTAATGGGCCCTATTCAAATAGGACAAAAGCTTAAGAGATTCGTCGATTTCGAGATCAAGAAGGTTGAAAACGAACCGAGAACCTACTGGTTCACAGCGTCCACCTCCGATCGAGATCGCATGGGAGACGTTATCGTCCAAAGCGGATGGAGACTTCAGGCATTTAGGAAGAACCCCGTAGTGTTATGGGCGCATGATAATTCTGGACTACCGGTTGGCCGCGCAAACGAGTCACGCGTCGAAGATGGTGATCTTCGACTTAAGGTGGAGTTCGTGCCTGAGGATATCTATCCGTTTGCAGGAACCGTGGACAAGATGGTCGATGCTGGCTTTCTACGCACGGGGTCGGTTGGTTTTACAGTGTACGACGTCAAAGATTTGACGGAGGACGACAAAAAGTCGCGTCCTGAAATGGAATATGGGAAGAGATTGTATGGCGAACTCCTTGAGTTCTCCATCGTGCCAGTTCCTGCTAATCCACACGCATTGGCCGACAAGGAGTTCAAAGATCTTTGCGCCAAGAGTTATGGCAATAACAACGAGGTTCTTGAGTCTCCACTCCTACCATTCAAGAACAACAAGGGTGAATTCAGCGAAAAGGTTCTCCGCGCTTCATGGGCCGCCCTTGCCGGCGCGCGCGGTGGTGTGCCAATCGACCAACGCAATTGGAAGGCGCACCGCAATCACCTGATCAAAGTGGCAAACGAGAACGGCGTATCTCTCCCGCCTATTTCAAGCACAGGGATTTCCCAGGATCAGTTAAAGGCCGCGTTCGATGACGTATGGCACAACGAATTACTTGATGTGATCGACAACGCCGTTCCACATGGAACAGATACCGTCGAGGAAAAGAAAGTTGAACCGAAGGAAGATGACGAAACGAAGTTGATCGTCGCGCAGCTTAACCAACTTACTGAGGTGATTAAGAAAGCATAAGCACTTAACAATTTAACGGGTGCCCGTTTAGCGGCGGGCGAAAAGGGCCTAAAACCCTACCGACTCCGCAGCTTTTAGGGGCTGCATTCGAGGACTGGACGTCCTTGGGTGCGGCCCCTTTTTTGTTGCGGAGGACACTTTGTCGGAAATCCAAACCGACGGAAATACAGGAGGAATCATGGAAGTAGATACCCAGAAGGAGCTCTTGAAGAGCATTCAAAATCTTCAAGAGGCCATCACCGCCAAATTTTCAAGTGCACAACCGGCGGCAGTAGAAGCAGAAAAAGATCAGCTCGTTAAAGAGGTTCGTGAGCTTCAAGAAAAGATGAAGCTGATCCAACAAGCGAAAGCCATCTCCAAGATGGTGTTCGCCGTCCCCGGTGCGAAAGCAGAAGCCGGAGACAAGTTGGTGACGTTCGGACGCTTCCTTAAAGGCGTGAAGCGTAACGACTCCCAATTCTTGAACGAAGTGATCAAGGCCGCCACTCAGATGGGAGAAGACACCAACGCCGATGGTGGATACACCGTCCCGGTTGAATTCTCTAACGAGATCATCCCAATCCTGAAGCAAGCGTCTATCGCTCGTCGCATCGCTCGCATCGTTCCCATGGGAAGCAAAACCCGAACCATCCCGTCCCAGCTGACCGATCCGGCTGTGACCTGGACCGGTGAAGGTGTTGCCAAAACCCAGACCAAGGTGACGTTTGCGCAGATCACCCAGACCGCCAAGAAGTTGGCCGCAATCATCCCGGTTACAGATGAACTGCTTGCCGACAATGACGTGGCTCTGGACCGCTTCCTATTCGAAACCGTGGCGCAGGCCTTCGGCGCAGAAGAGGACCGCGTGGCCTTCGTTGGTAGCACTGGCGCAGGCGATCCGTTCAACGGTGTGTACAACGCCACTGGCGTGAACACCGTGACCATGGATGGCGCGACCTTGGCTTATGCCGACCTCGTGGATTTGATCTTCGCGGTATCTGCCCCTTATCGCGCTGGCGCCCGTTTCGTGCTGAATGGGACGGCTCTCAGCGTTGCCATGAAGCTCACTGATGCGGATGGCCGTCCTATCTGGGCGCCTTCCATGCAGGACGGAGTACCCGGACGAGTGCTCGGATTCCCGTACGAGGAATCTGACCAGCTGCCGACCGACCTCGGAGCGGGAACGGATTCGACCCCGATCCTCTTCGGAAACTTCGGGCAGTACCTCTGGATTTCGCCCCGCGGCGAATACTCGGTGGATTCGTCCAACTCTGCCACCGATGGTACGAACCATGCCTTCATCAAAAATGAAACCTGGTTCCGCTTCGAAGAGCGTCTATCCATCGACGTTGTGAAAGGCTCGGCCTTCTCACGGATGTTGGTGAAGTAAGCGAAACAAATTGATCAAGCGGTGGGCCTGGGGTTTTAAGCCCTGGGCCCACCATGACTAAGAAGAAAGGAGCCGAACATGGAAGTCACTGTTAAGCAAAAGTTCACCAAAGGGGGCCGGGAGTATCTGCCTGGCGCTGTGATCAAGGACCTGCCCGCTGATCGTATCGAAGGCTTAATTGCCGAAGGATTGGTGGAGAAGGGCACGAAACATGCGAAGGAATTGGCCGAGGGCGCTCAGAACTTGAACCCCGAAGGGCAACCCATCCCGCAAACCCCTGAGACGAGCGAGCCTAACAAGGAGCAACCAGCGGCCCGCAAAACTTCAAAACGGGGCAAGTAAGCCCAGGAGAAAATATGAAGAGCTTAAAAGTATTGAGCATCGCCGCCTTGTTGTTGGCGGGTTTCGCAGCTTCAGAATTGAAAGCGGAACAGTACAACGTCAACGTGGCGACCAACATCCCCACGCTCGGAGCCCTGGACTTTAGCGGTGGCGGATTCCCGAACATCTCGGGGGGCGCCAAGCTGAAATCCATTACGTTGTCGAACAATGGAACGGTTGGTTACGTCCGACTCTGGAAGAACTGCACCGCTCACACAGCGGCCCAGTTTTACGGGGAGTACGTGGTGAAAGCATCCGAAACCATCACGATTCCGTTGGATACGACCGGAAAGAGCAAGGTTTCCAATCTTTGCATTGGTGGCCGCTTAGTTCCTTCCGCGACGGTGAACGCGACGATCATCTACGAATAAACAGACACGCTGCGGGGCGCACCAGGAATGCCTGGGCGCCTCGTGGCGACTGTTTTCGAGGGGACAATGAACCTAGACACAACGAAAGCACTCATAACGTTGGATGAAGCAAAAGAATACCTGAAGGTTTCGGGTACTGCGGATG